GGAAGCCCGCCTCGAGCCCGATCCGGTAGGCCTCATACCGGCCCTTGGTGTCGGTGGCGAGCAGCGCGTCAGGCAGGAACTCGACGTAGAGCTGCCGTCGCTCGAGAGGCGCGATACAGGCGAAGTTGACGGCGCTCTCGATGCGGGCGAGCCAGGGGCCGAGGGTATGCTTGAGCAGGCGCAGGCTCTCCAGCTCGGCGTTGGAGTAGGTCATGCTGCCCTTGATGTCGGCGCCGATCATGTGGGGCGGGACGCCGAAGATGCGGGCCACCTCCTCGGTGGTGAAGCGGCGCGACTCGACGAACTGGCTGTCCTCGTGGCTCAGGCCGATCGGCTCGAACTTCAGCCCCTCCTCGAGGATCATGGTGCGATGGCGCCGGCCGCGGCTGCCGTGCGTTTCCGCGAGGCTGTCCTTGAGGCGCTCCTGCGCGTCCTTGGAGAGCCGGTGCGCGGACGTCAGCACGCCTTTCGGCGTCGCCGCGTTGCCGAAGAACTCCTGGGCGTAGTGCTCGAGGGCCAGGCCGAGCCCCAGCGTCTCGCGGAAGGTGGCGATGACTGAGCGGCCGGTGTAGCCGTCGTCGCTCATCGGCCCCACCACGTGGAGCATGCCGCCGGCCTCCACCGTCGTCGTCTGCCCGGCCGTGGTGACCTTGTACCGCAGCCGCCCGGTCCGGGTGACGTCCACGTGCACCCGGTCGGGGTTGACGTACCAGAGGGCCCGCACGCGCCCGTCGTCGTCGCGGGTCAGCATGGCGTAGGCGTTGCCCCGCAGGAGCAGCGCGGTCACCATCGCCTCCCAGAACGCGACGACCGACTGCACGGGATTCGGGCGGACCTTGAGCACGTCATAGAGCGGGTGCTCGACCGCGCGCTCCCGCTCCTCCTCCACGCGCCGGTACAAGAGCAACGGCATCGTGGCGATGCTGCCCGCGATGAGCGTCACGCAGGCCCAGACCGCCGAGAGGCCCGCCGCGCGGTCGAGGCTCACCGGCTCACCGCTGGCCGTGCGGGAGCTCCCGTAGAGGTACTGCAACGCCGGGTCGGCGTAGTCGACCGCCCGGCGCTCGAGCCCGAGGCGGCCCAGCAGCCGCGTCCACCAGGTCATCGGGCCTCCCCCCGCGGTTACGGGATGATGCCGATCAGCCGGCCGAAGCTCTCCGGGTGCGTCACCTGCATGTCCATCCGAAGATGCCCGAAAAAGCCGAACTGGTAGTTGCCCCGGAACAGCTCGCGGGCCACCTCGACCTGCATCGTGGTCCGGAAGCCGAGTAGCATCTGCGACCAGTCGCCCAGGTAGAGCGTCGAGGCGTTGCTGGCGCTGCCCTGCGTCTCGGCGATGGAGACGTTCGCGCTCATCAGGAAATTCCAGGCGGCGAGCACGGCGGGCCGCGCCAGCGGCGCGTTCGTGGTGGCTTCCTTGAACTTGCTGATGGTCTCCAGTGTCCGCGGGGCCATGATCGCGGTGTCGACCATGGTCACGTTGTCGGCCCAGCACAGCGCCAGCAGCGTGATGATCGGGTCGTAGGAGGTCAGCGCCGCGCCGTTGGTGCCCTGGCTCACCTCGTTCACGTTCGTGGTGTTCCGGATCCCGCGCGGCTGCGGCGGGGTGCCGGTCCCGGCGAGGCAGACGCGATCGACCTCGACCGCGAAGCTGCGCACCAGCGTGGCCTCCAGCATCTCACTCGCGTTGATGCTGTCCTCGAGGAGCTCGCGCGACGTCTTGAAGAACACGTCGAGCGAGCGCGGCGTGAAGGTGACCGCCTCGAAGGCCGGGTCACTCTCCGCCACCGCGGCGTTCTCCGCGCGCCACGCGGCCGTCGGGTCCGTCGCCAGGCGGGCGATCTTGACCACGTCGCTGGTGAGCGGGACGGTCCGCGCGCCGGCTCGGATCACGGTCAGCGCGTTCCGGAGCCGGTCGATCCACTGCGCCATGAGGATGTCGGGGACGGTGAAGCCGCCCGCGCTGTCGGTGCCCTCAGAGAGCACGCGCTTCTCGAGGTCGGTGCGCGGCCCCGTGATCATCGCGCGCAGCACGTCGCCCAGGCGCAGATGCGCGTACTCCTTCGGGTGCCTCGTGCGCTCCTCCACCCAGGCGCGGAAGGAGTCGTCCCGCCCGAGCACGCCCACCTCGGCGTCGAGGACCAGCTCTCGGCGTTCGGGGTGCATGAGCGGCGGCACGGGCGGGACAGGGTCGATCACGGCAACGGGGGCGCTCGGCTCGGGCATCGTCGGCTCCTTGGTCTGCTGGTGGCGCTCCAGCGAGCGGAGCGCGGCCACGTGGGTTTGCGGGTAGGCCGGGAACGGCACGCCGACGCTCAGCTCCCGGATCTCGAAGTCGAGCAGCGTGCGCGTCGGCGGCGTGGTCGTCTCATCCCAGGCGTCCTTGAGGGTCCGGAAGGCGAACGACGCGCCGTCCACGTCGCCCCGCGCGACGGACTCGACCAGGCCGCGCTCGTGCTCGGGCACGTCCACCTCGAAGCGGAGCCCGGCCTCGTCCTGCGCCACGCGCAGCGTCTTCGCCGACAGGCGGCCGATCACGCGGGACGTGTCGTGATTCACCAGCGCGCGGAGGTCGGGGTTGCGGCTCAGGGCGGCCCGCAAGGCCTCAGGCACGATCAGCTCGCGGAAGCCGCCGAGGTTCTCGGAGAGGACGCCGGTGCGGATGGCATGGCCGACAAGCCGGGGGGCCGCGCCGGAGGTGTCGGCGCGCAGGCCGTCCAGGTGCCGGACTTCCAGCTCGTCGGCCATGCTATACCCCCCCAGGGTATAGGGGCTCAGCCCTACAAGTCAACGAAGATCGGCGCGCGGTCGTCGTAGACGCTCCCCACGGTGGCCGGCAGAGCCACCACCAGGGCGTTCACCAGGGCGCTGATGCCGTCGATTCGCTCGCTGCTCTTCTTCTTCGAGGGCTTCACATTCTCGTTGTGGTCGATTTCCACCGTCACGTTGGACGCGCACCAGCGGAGGATCGGATGGCCCCCGTGCCGGAGCTTGCCCTGCAGCACCAGGGCCTCGAGGGCCTTCGTGGCGGCGGTCAGGTTGCCGATGGTCTGCTGGACCGGCACCGCGGGGAGGCTATCGGCCTGGAGGCGCGCGAGCATCTGCGTGGCGTTCCAGGGGTCAATGCCGATGGACTCCACGCGGTAGAGCTCGCCCAGCTCGCGGATGCGGCGCTCAATCGCGTCATGGTCGATGACGTTGCCCTCGGTCACGCGCAGGTGCCCGGCGCTGGCCCAGGCCTCGAAGACCCCATGCCGACGCACCCGGTCGGGCAGCATGTCCTGCGGGAGCCAGAAGTCGGCCAGCACGTCGTAGCCGCCAGCCGGGTCCGGGAAGAGGGCGACCAGGGCGCTGAGGTCGCGGGTTGACGACAAGTCGACGCCCACGAAACACGGGCGGCCCCGGAGCCCCGCCGGCTCCACCGCGGCCCCGCAGGCGTCCCAGCGCTCCATCGGCAACCAGCGCGTCTCCGACTCCGTCCAGATGTTCAGGTGCAGCCGCTTGAAGGCGTTCTCGTAGGCCGGCATCTCGCGCGCGCGCCGGCACTCCTGCTCGAGGTAGTCGCGCTTGATGGTGACGCCGAAGCCGGGGTTGGCCCGCTTCCAAACCTCGGGGTCGGTCCAGTCGTCCTCGAGCTGGGCCCCGTAGAGGACCGGCAGGAAGGACTCGTCGGGGATCACGCCGTCGCGCACCTTCACGGCGTGCTCGTGGAGCTGCCAGCAGACGGAGGTGCGGTCGTAGCCGGCGGTGGTGATCGCGAAGAGGACCGGCTGCCGCCGGGCGCCCATCGAGGTCTGGAGCACGTCGACCAGGTCGCGGGACTCGTGCGCGTGCAGCTCATCCACGATCGCGGCCGACAGGTGGAGCCCGTGCTTGCTGTAGGCCTCCGAGCTGATGACCTTGTAGCTCGAGCCCGTCGAGGGCACCACCAGCTCGCGGCGGTAGATCAGCGTGAGGGCGCGCAGCACCGGGTCGGCCTCGACCATCTGCCGGGCCGCATCGAACACGATCGCCGCCTGCTGGCGGTCGGCCGCGGCCGAGACGATATCGGCCCCCGGCTCGCCGTCCGCGT